CGTCTAGTGCGGTTGTGATTCCGCATATCCACGGCGACGTAGCGGGCACAATTTATTTTCACGTTAAGAACACCAGCGGCGGCCCGCTGACGAAAGGCGCGCCGGTGTCCGTGGTTGGCGCTGTTGGCGCCACCACCACGCTTGAGGTGGTGGCGACTGATCCGAGCACACCGGGCCGGACCCGCGCCCAGGGCCTGCTGTACGAGGATCTGGCCAGCAACGCCGAGGGCCACGCGGTGATCCTGGGCGAGCTAACGGGGGTGAACACCGCAGCGTTTACCCCGTCATCGCCGTTGTGGGTTGGCGCCACTGGCGGCACTACGGGCACCAGGCCGGCCAGCGCTGCGCAGGAGGTGGCAACAGTTGGCCGCCAGCATGCGAGCACCGGAACACTGTTGGTAGCGATCCAAGGGGTGGAGCCGACAGCAGCGCAGATCGGGGCGGCCGTGGTCGGCAGGACTGCACCGGCGAACCTGGCGGCTACAGCGTCGGCCGGCACCAGCGACGAGGCGGCGCCGATAGATCACGTCCACCGATTCCCGGACACTACGGTGGTGATTCCTTTATCAGGTGAGGCGGCCAATCTTACGGTTACAACACTGCTGACGGTGCCCCGGTGGCCAGAGTCGCGGACGCTGACGGCGTTGCCGCTCTGGATGGTCAACACTGCACCAGCTGGCAGCGTGGCGCAATTTGATATTCGAGTTGGCGGCACATCGATATTTTCGACATTGCCGACGATTGATGCGACCGAGCAGGGCAGCGACACGGCGGCGGTTGCGGGGGTTTTCTCTGCTGCGTTTGTCGCGGCTGGTCATGTGATCGCCCAGGGGTCATCTGTGGCATTTCTTTGCACCCAGATCGGCAGCACCACAGCAGGCGCCGGGGTAAAGGTAGCGCTGCCGTCGCGGAGGGCCTGATCATGGAATGGTGGGGTAATTCTGCGTTGCTTTCCCAGGCGCCGTGGTCGCCGATGCAGATAGATACAGCGTTGTGGCTTACTGCTAAAGATGCCAGCACGATTACTCTAAACGGCTCTACCGTGAGCCAGTGGAGTGACAAGAAGGGCAACGGCAACAGTGTTGCCAATGCGACAGGCACAACTCAGCCGGCATATTTGACGACAGAGTTCAATAATCTGCCTACGGTGCGGTTCTCGTTCTCCAGACAGGATGTTCTTTTTGGCAACATCACGGGTGTTTCATCGGCAAGTGATTTCTTTATTGCAGCCGTATTTGAGCTTCGAGTAGCCATCCGCGCATGGGATGTAGTTTGTGGGTTCAGGAGCGCTGCAAACACGTCAACACCTGGAGCGCCACTGCTGCAAGGCATGTTCGCGGCAGAACAAATAGGCTGCCACAATACCGACGTTACCGACACGAGAATTAAGGTTGATGTAACCACGCGCCTTGCAAAACGCATAGCCACGCTGGGCCGCTCCGGAGGCACGAACGGCAACGGCGGGACCGTGACCGTGACTGCAACGAGTCCCAGCCAAGCAAGTTATTTGACGACAGCCACCCAAACCTGGACCAGCACGACTACAAACGGCTTTCAGCTTGGCGGCAGGCAGCTGAACAGTGGATCCGTATCGTTTGGTGACAAAGACATCTGCGAAGTTATTTGTCTCCCCTACAGTCCAAGCACAGCACTTAGGCAGCAGATAGAGGGATATTTGGCGCACGAATGGTTGCTAACCAGTGCGCTCCCCGCAGATCATCCGTACCGCAACTCTCTGCCATGAGCACCCGCATTCTCTACCGCGTCTCTGACGCAGCCCAGCTGCCCTACCCCCGGCAGGATGATGACCCTGTACTGGGCCTGGATCACTCGATCTTGAAGGTTTTGCGGGTGATCCAGGAGCCCTTGCCTGATCCTGGCGAGGGCCAAGTGCTGCAGCCCACCGAGGTGATCGACTGGCTCCCGGCCACGGACCCGACAGGCCTCGATGGCACCCTCACCCGCGGTTGGGATCTGGTGCCGGCCCCGCCGCCGCCGGTGCTGCCCGACTGGCTGGGATTCGTGGGATGGCTCTACGGGTTTCCTCCCATCGCTACGGCCATGGCCGCTGCGCGCCTGTCCACTGATCCGCAGGGCGAGCCGGCCACATCTGGCCTTGCGACTGCTCTCAACGAGGCCCGACTGGCGGCTAACTACCCAGCGTTTGCCCTGAGTTGGAGCATGTTCCTGCAGGCCTCGCACATGGCCCCGGAGGACCTGGCGTCGATCGTGACCAAGGCCACCCTGTGCAACCTGCCCCCTGAGTTCATCACGGCGCTGCAGCCGGAGGCGTCGCCGTGACCGTACCAGGCCCCAGCCGGTGTGAGCAGATCCTGCAGCATCTCACCGGCATCAACCCCGGCGGCGGGATCCTCGGCGCGGCGTATGGCGTAAGCGGCAGGGTTTACCGTGACCGCGCCGAAGCGTTCGCACGGGGTGAGCTGCCTGCATTGCTAGTGCTGTCAGGGCCAGACAACCCAGATCCAGGCCACAGCACCTGCAGCATCAAATGGACCCTGACCCTGCACGTGCTGATCCTGATCAGCGGCGGCGCGGTCTCGAGGTTGGCCGATCCGATCCGCTGCGATATCTACCGGATCATGATGGCGGATCAGTCGCTGGGCGGGCTGGCCACTGCTGTCCGACCGATCCCAACGCAATGGCAGCCAGAGAAAGGTAACGAAGAGCCGGGCCTCGTTGATATGGGGTTTCAGGTAGAGTATCGTACGAAGGAGGATGACTTAACCTCGTGAGGAAACCCGCCGAACCCGTTGACGTGCCGCCGCCTACCGTAAGCGGACGGTTCATCCGTGAACCGCACGAAACGGTTTGGCGTAATGCTGACGAGATCCCCCCCGCCACCGATTCAGAGCTGACCCATGACGATCCAGCGGAACCGCTCTCTACTGACGTACAAGGCTGAAACCGTTTACGGAACGGCGCCTACGGGGGATTTTACTCCGGTGCTGATCATGCGCGACCCGGAGATTTCGCCGTTTGTGGCGGATCGATTGGAGCGGACCACTACGCGGCCATGGTTTGGCGCTGATCGCAAACGGCTAATCAATCGCCGCGTAACGCTGTCGTTTTCTCTGGAGGATGGTGGCAGCGGTTCACCTGGTGTTGCGCCAGCTTATGGCGGGCTGCTTGTGGCGTGCGGCATGGCCGAAGCCACGGTAGCTTCTACGTCTGTCACCTACACAACGGTGAACACTGGGATGGGGTCGGTTGCTATTCGGTGGTTTGAGGATGGCATTAGGCATCAGGTGCTGGGCTGCTTTGGTACTCCTACGTGGAGACGAAATAGCGGTGAGTTTCCAATGATTGAGTTTGAGTTCCAAGGGCTTTACAGCCAGCCTACTGATGTTGCGTTTACTGCTGCAACTTACGCAAACCAGGGGCTGCCGCTTGAGGTGAACAGCACGAATACTCCGACTGTTACTGTAAACAGCGTAGGGTGCTGTATGTCTGAGTATGAGTTGGCGCTTAACAACTCTGTTACATATTCGGATTATGCGGGCTGCATAAAGCGGTTTGAGATTACGGGCCGCAATCCTGAGGGGCGGATCCAGGTTGAAGATAAGCTGATTGCCGGTCAGAACTTTTACGCATTGGCCGAAAGCGATGCGCTGATTCCGATTGTTGTTGGTCATACTGGTGCTACTGCTGGACTGCGTAGCACCATCACAACTACAAACTCGGATATGTACGAACCGACCTTTGCGACGCGTGATGAAAATACGCGTTTCATCAACCTGCCATTTTCGCCGATCTCTACAGACGGCACCTCCGAACTGTCCGCGGTCTATACCTGATCACGGCATCCCCAACACTATCCCCAACAACCCCAACAATGGCGCTCACTTTTGGCACGCTAAGCGGCTCCTACCTTTGGCCTGTAGAAATCCCCATCGCGATTGATGGCGGCGAATTTGATACGCTTAGCTTTAAGGCGCGATACAAACGGTTTTCGCAGAAAGAAACCGAAGCGATCCTTAGGCAATCCACCGAGGGCGCTCGTTCTGTTATGACCGGCGAAGCACCTAAGGACGATGATTCTGATGTAGGCATCGCCCGGCGCATCATAATTGAATGGCAGGATATGCCGGGTGATTCTGGCACCGTTCCGTTTTCGGTTGAAGCATTCGAGCAGCTGCTATCTATTCAAGGTGCAGCACGCGCTATCAACCTTGCCTGGATTGATTCAATCAACGGCAAGAAAGCAAAAAACTAGAGGAGGTCGCTCGCTACCTGCTGCGTAATGAAAGCAGCCAGGCCAGCGACGCGGCCCAGAAACTTAACGACCAGGCCGCAGCACTGGGGGTGACTCTGCCCCCGGAACGGCTGGAGCCGACACCAGAGCCAGACTTAGAGATCGAACCAGAAGCCGCGGTCGCGGTGCGCCTATTCTGTCAGGTGTTGACGCAATGGCGCACCGGTCCCCATGGTTACATCGGCCTCGATTACAACGTGTTGCTAGAGGTGATGAAGCTGAACGGGGTGAAACGGAAAAAGCGGCAAGCATTGCTCGAGGAGGTTGGTATCATGGAAGCGGCCTGGCTCCATGAATTCCGGCCTACTGAGGCGTCCTGATGGCCGTTACCTACGATGCCCTGTTCAGGATCAATGCCAAGGCCACCGGCGCGGCAGAGGTACGAACGCTAGGGGCAGCGATTAGCGGACTCACGAAGAGCGCCGGGGGCCTTGGTGCGGTGGCTGGTGCAGTGACGGGCCTAGGCGTTGCTGTGGGCGGCCTGGGGCTGGCAGCTGCTGGCAAGGGGCTTATCGATATGGCGGACAGCCTGGATGAGCTGGCGCAGCGTTCTGGCGCATCGGTTGAAAACCTGAGCAAGCTAGGCGCCGCGGCCAGGATGTCGGGCCTCGATACGGAACAGGTATCCGGCGCGCTGGTCAAGCTATCAAAGAACCTGGGAGAGATTGCGGCCGGCGGCGGAAAGGATGCAAAGGCGGCACTAGATCAGCTTGGAGTCTCGGCATTCAACGCAACAGGTGAATTGAGAAAGCCTGATGAAGTGTTGTTTGATATGATCAACCGTTTTTCGC